GGATAAATTGAGTTACCTACAAGAGCCGCTCTTCTTGGTCCCTCGTTATTGCCCATCATAGACCCACCATGTTTTTTCGGTTCCCGGATCCCGTTCATAACACCTTCTTTGATAGGGCCACCGTACCTGAACATAGGTCTATTTAAAGTTTTCATTATCTTCTTCTACCACCGTAGATTTGACCAAATAATCCTGCAACACCTGTAGCTGCACCTAATGCATCTGCATAAGGATCAGAGGCTTCTTCTTGTTGATACTGTTGTCCAGCAACACCACCACTTAAACCTGTAAGCATGTTACCGTATTGATTTAATCTTCCATAAGGTTCATACGCACCTGTTTGTGCTGCTTGTTGGTCAGCATTTAATAAAGCTTGATTCTGTGCTTGGTTAACTGAACCTAAAGATCCTAATGCATTAATATCTTGACCCATACCTTGTCTACCAAAGTCAGATAAACCAAATTGTTGATTCATTTGATTACCAAATGCACCCGCTAATCCTTGGTTAGAAAGATTCTGTTGGTTTTGCATAGAAAATAATCCTTGTTGATTAGCAAAGTTTTGATTAGCTGCGCCTTGCGCTTGTGTAAATCCTTGTTGTAACATTTGATTTTGTAAAGCACCTCTGTTTACTAATGAGTCTGCATTATACTGACCCATCATAGCACCTTCTCTACCACCACCAAAATTTCCTGATCCAACTGCAGCGTCTCTGATTTGTTGTTGACCTTGTAATCTAGATTTATCGTACTCTGTCATCGTTGCATCAATAACTTGTTGTTGATAAGGAGACATGAAAGGTTGATAAGCGTTAGCTCCTGTTGAAGCTGCTGCTTGATTTTGAAATGTACCTAGTCCACCTACTGCTGTTGCAGCATTTCCCAGAGCCCCGGCCCCTGCTGTCTGTGCAGTTTGTGCTGCTTGTAAATACGGTTGATAAGAACCAACACCTTGTGTAGCAAGTGCTGCCGCTTGTGTTTGCATAGGATCTTGTCCCGCAACAAACTGTCTACCGGTAAAAGTATCTGTGTTAATCGGCGCAGAGTATGCGGCCGTCGCCTGTTTGGAATAGTCTTTTACTGTATCTTCTAAAAAATCTGGTATTGCCATTATATCATCCTTGATTGTAGTGCTTGTTGTTGTTCATACATTGCTTGCGCACCGTTTGGTTCTTCTATCATTTCTTCAGACATCATTTCTTCTCCGCCACCCATGCCTTGTGAGTCTTCTGAAACTTGTCCACCTTGTTCTAAATTATCCATTAAGTTTTGCATAACCTCAGATCCTCTATCTATATCTCCACCGCCGGCATTTCTTACAGCGTCTGCAGTGAATACAAATTCGTTTTTACTTAATCTTGCAGGTACATCGTCAGCTCTTTCTTCGCCACCCATTGCTACAAAACCACCTTCATCTCTGTAATCTTTTTCATTACCACCCATGTCAATCATTTCTGATGCTTCTTCAGTTTCCATAATCCCACCTTCTGCAGCATTTACTCTTGTGCCACCACTAGGATAACCAAATTGATTAGTTCCTGCAGGTGTTCCGTATCCTGGTACACTCATACCTGCTAGGCCACCGTTAGCTGCCATCATAGTAGGTTGTTCCATACCTTGAGACTGATCTTGTTGTTGCATTACTGCTTGGACAAATTGTTGGAAAGATAAATCTCCACCTTTGTTTTTATATTTTACAAATTCTGCCATTAACATTTGTTCTGCTTGTGCATTACCAGCGTCACCACCCATGTTTAAAAATGTTTGTTTTTGTCTCATAGATTGACCAGCACCTGATCTTGCAAAAGCTATTTTATCTTCTTCATCTTCATCTAATGGACCACCGTTAGCATAATTGGCTCTGCCACCATCAGCTGCATAAAAGTTTTGACTTACATATTTTTTCTTAGGCATAAAGTTTAAACCTATACCTTTGTCACCCATTCCTGAGTAAAAATTCTTTGCTCTTTGTACTTGTGTTGCTGGGTTTATTTGTTCAACAGCTTCATCAACTACTTCTTCTCCGTCACCACCTTTCATAAGTAAGGGAGCTAAACTTGCTACACCTAAACCACCGAGTGCTAGTTTACCCATACTAAAAGGATTGTCTTGACCACTGTAAGTACCATCTGTTCTTTTCGTACTTTGTCTAAATAAATTTGATAACTTACCCATGTTAGTTCCAGCGGTACCAGATCTAAAATTACCTATACCTCGACCTATACCAGCTCCAAAAGCTTTGAAATTAGACATACCACCTGTGAGACCACCACCGCCGGCCATCATACCACCAGTTAAATAAGCACCACCTGCTAATAAAGCAGCTTTACCTAATGGACTCTTAGCAATTTTCTTAACACCACGGAAAGCTTTTTTTACAAGTTTTCCTAAGCCGTAGTTCTGTCTAGGGGCACTTAGTCCACCATATTCATACATTTGTCTAGCCTGTTGTGAGTTTGTAATTGCCATAATTTAATCCTAGTTTACCTGTTCTACTTGGTTTCTGCAAACAAATCAAGGCTAGGCATTAGGATATGTACGTCCTGTGCTATGTCATCATTAGTAAAACCAGCTGCTTCCCACTCTGCTTGATCTTTAAAAACTGTGTTATTTGTCTTATGTCTATACGTTGTTGTAATTTTCTGAGGTGTAACCACCGGTATTTGTTTATCACTCATTAGTCTACCTTCTCCTTTTTGATGTTTAAGTAACTTATTGCTATGTCAAATGAATCTGTATTACTTGCCTGTACTGTAAAAGTTGTTCCACCTTCTACTATCAACGGTTGAGTTAATAATTCTACCGTAACATTAGCTGTAAGTGCTGCTGATTTAATAGCTGTGATACTGTTGTTAGTAACAGTAACTGCCGGTGTGCCTGCTGATGTAACAAGTAATGATTTAATAACTATAGTTTCATTAATTAAAGGATTACCTGTACCTAATGGAACTAAGGCATTTCCTGTTGTATCGTTATCTATACCTTTAAATTTGTATTGGTTTACTACTGCCATTATTCTAAAAAGAAAGCTCTCGCTTCTATCTCCTGTTTAAGTTCTTCTTGAAAAGATGTATTTAATTTTGTAATCACACCGTCAAGATCTCTTACTAACGATTGGAAAGTTCTTTCCTCGTATTCTTTACTTGCTCTAGTTAATGATTGTACAATTTTTGCCATTATAAAATACTTGCTAAGCCTCCGTTTTTAAAATTAACACCTGCAGTAAACATTGTGTTATCAAAATTAGTGTTTACACCATAGTTAATTCCATTAATATTATTGTTATAACCTATGTTTTGTACTTGCATATCTGGGTTTATGTCTGCATTAAAATTACCGGCTGTTAAATTAGTTCCTGTAATACCTTGATCTGTAAAATTAGTATTATAACCAATTGAACCAAGTTTTCCTGTTACATTTCCTTCTGCTGTAATATCATCATTATCTAAAATATTATTAAAACCAATTTTGCCATATACCGAAGCGTAATTTCTAGGGTCTGTGTAATCAACTGTAAGGTTAGGGTTTTCACTTATAAAATCTGTTGTTATAATGTTGTTGTTTTTACCATAAAAAGTTGGTTTAGTACCACCACCATCACCACCCTCGCCTACAAATCCTCCACCTGGAGCTGCTTCTTTACCAACGTTTTCAGCATAGTCACCCATATCATCTTGTACAGAATAACCACCTGCATATCCTGTTCTACCACCTTGTTTATAGTTTACTCTACCACCAAAGAAGTATCCGGCTCTACCACCATCTTTTTTAGGACCTCTTCCAGTTCCTGTACTTCTTGCTTCAAAAGCTTGTCCAGGACCTGTATAAGATTCTCTACCTATATCACTTAAACTCATACCTGAATCTAATCTCCCTTGAATACTTTTTACTTCTCTGTCTCTATCTGCTTGTCTTGCTGCCGCTTTCGCTGTTTCAAGTAGTTCTGCTTCCTGTTTTTTTCTATCCCTATGAATAAGACCCATAGTCATTGTAGGAGCAAATGCCGTTCCCAGTGTATAACCAAAAGCTTTTCCCGGACCAATCGTTGCTCCTTTATTCATAGCGTTTATAGCGTCCTGTTCTTCGTCTGTCATTCCCATATTACCTTTAGTACCTGACCCATAATCATCTGCAGTAACTTCACCTAGATCAGGGGGACCTGTAATATCTCTACCTCCGCCGCCACCACCTTCTCGTATATATTGTAAGGGTCTAGGAATAGGAGCTTGAGTCATAATTCCACCCATAGAATTAGCGTAAGATACAGGAGAACCATCTCCTTCATAACTTATACCTTCTGTAGGAATATAATCATTTTGTAAATATTTGCTTTGAGAAATAAATTTATCTCCAGCATCATAGATAGCTCGGTCTTTTGCATTATAGAATGCTACCATTATCCTCTCCTCCCGTCAGGCATTATGTCTAACCTAAATGTACCTACTTTCCAATTTTGTGCGGCAGCTATGTTAGAAATTTGTAAAGCAATTGCTCTAGCTCTGACCCTTGTATCTTGTTTTGTTTGAGTTGTCTTTATATCAAATGGTATAACTACAGGTACATTAATTGGGTAGTCTGTAGTAACTAGAGAAACTCTAGTGTCTCCTACTTGTTCAATAAAATCAGGTATAATACGACTAATTTTTGCAATAAATTCTCCATCTCCTCTTAAATCAGGCATGCCTATAGACTGTCCTGAAGAAGATCTTTTTTGTGTAATATCAAATTCACCTGATGTAATTATTCCTTTTAATGGAGTAACTACTCCTCCAGAATCAATTTGATCAGTACCTGTTTCGTGTTCATAATATATTGTACAACCGTCAGTGTTACCCTGTACGTCATAAGAAGCATTACTATCGGGATCATAATAATTTGCATGTGGATTTTTAAACACAGCAGAATCTGCCCAAGAAGCTCTTGGTAAACCTATTTTTGTAGCAGCTCCAGCAGAGTTAGTTTCTGTTGTTATAGAACTTATTGTCCATACAGTTCTTTTAGAACTTGATTCTAAATAATTATATGTGACTGCTCTGTCAATTTGATTAACTCCATCACTACAATAAAACCAATTTACTTCTGTAAACAAATTGTTTAGTCCACAGTTAATTAAATCTCGTGCTGTAGTATTTAAATTATCGTAAACATGGTCTTCTACTAAACAAGGCATAGATTTTAATTGACCATCATAAGTAAAAAAACCATTTTCAGACATCCAATAAGCAACACCATCAACTTCAACGCAAGCATTTTTACCAATCAACCCACAATTGGTTCCTACTTGTTGAAATGAAAAAGTAAAAGGTTGACCTACAAATTGCATTAAAAATAATCCTGTGTCGGTCCATACATAAATTGCATCTCTACCTTTAATAGCTCCCATAATTTTAGAACCTGCAGCTAATCTTTGTGTACCAGCAGTATTTTCTGCAGTAACTGTATATGAATCTGTTTGATCAATACTCTCTTGAGAAGAAAATCTTATAAACATATCGTCTTGAGTTGTTGGGTCCCCAAGAGTTGTTTCTGTTCCAAAAAATACTAGGTGTCTATCTGGTGTAGATACTAATACATGTCTAGATGCAGTAGGGGCATTTGGTATAATTGTTGCTCTAATTGAAGTAGCATTTGCAGGTTGTGCATCCCATTCAAAACATGCACCATTGTAAATAAGAGCAATTAATTTTGTACCAAAATTATCTAATACCCATAAGCCAGGGTTAAGTGTTACATCATCTGTAGAAGATTCACCCCATGCAACAAAAGCTGAAATATTACTTACAGCTACTCCTGCATTATGTGTAGCTTTAGTTGTACCATTAACACCTCTAGCCCCTCCGCTTAAAGTCCCTGTTGCCTGGTTATTGTTTGTGTAACTAATATCCTCTGTACCAATTCTAATTTCTCCAGAATCAGGAAACGCTGTTGAGTTTGCTATAACTATATTAGTTGTTGTTGTGTTTGTTAAAGCTGTTGATAATGTAGTAGTCGCAATACCAGAAGTAGTTCCACCAAAATTTGCTGTACCCCAACCAAATCCACCTAATTGTTGTGACGGACCCACACTATAAAAAGGAGCACCTTTACCATCTCCAGAATTACTTAAAGGAGTCCCTGTTTCATTGGCAGGCATTGTGATTGTTATTGTAGTAGATGTTGGCACGGATGTTGCCATAAATTTTTTGTCTTCAAAAGAAGCGTCATTAAAAGTAGAACCTACTGCAGTAACTCCGCTAATATCCTCAAATAATATAATATCGTCTTCCACCATACCATGAGAAGATGGGAATGTGACTGTAACCGTTGGTTTTCCTGAATCAGATGTAAAATTAATATTACTAATTGTTGTTCTTATTGGAGTGATGTCATAAAACGTGCCTCCAGAATAAACATACAACATTCTATTTGTACCAATTACTGCGTACTTAACTCCTGCATTATTATCAAAATGATGCAAAGCTCTTCCGGCACCTGTTAATTTATCTGAACCTAATTGATCCCAGCCTCCTATTTTTTCTGGAGAACCGTATCTAAATCTAACATTGTTACCATCAAACCACTGCCCTTCAGCACCTAGTTCAGTAACTTGTTTATTGTATCCTGGGACAAAGCCTAATTTTTGTAGCATATAAAAACCTGTTTATTAGGTAGTATATTAGATTGTTAATAAATTCAACAGATTAAAGCAAGGGGATTTCGTGGTGGGTCCTCCCCTTACTGCATTTACTATATACTATTTTAAAAATAATTAAAATTAATAATCATTCTATTATTACAGTTTGTAGAACTTGTTCCATAATGTTCTTTTTCAGAATTGAAAAAAACTATCCTATCTTGTTTACTGTCTATTTTTTTACCATCAATAACCGTATAACCATTGTTATTATTAACGTAATAAATAGCTATTTTACATTTAAATTTTTGATCAACGTGTTTAGGGTATTTAACTATTTTATGAGTAATACTATTTAAATTAGCTTTAATTCTTATTAAAGATAATGGTTTAATTTTTGTTATTAAATCATTTAAATTTTTAAAATAATTAGAGTTAATATAATTATCTCTATAAAAAATATGGCTAAATTGAAAATTAAAAAGTTCTTTATTGTTTATGTCTGTGTCTCCTGCTAACCACATAAAATCAGAAGATTCCATTAATTTTTTTAGATTTTTATTTTTATCAACACCTAAGTAATTATCTATAACTCTCATTTCTTAGGTTGTTTAAAATTTTTAAACCAACTAGGTAAACCAAAAAAAGGTCTTTTATCAAATTCATTTTCTTTTGCCATTTTAGAATTTTTTTTGTTATAGTGTAGAAACACTTGTCCACAATCTTTACCTTTAAATTCTTCACGCCAATGTTCTAAATCACAACCAGAATAAATTAACATGTCTCCTGGATTCAAATTAACTTCTACTCCAGCTTGACCCTGCTTACCTGTTGGATCTAAATATATAGGCCATGACTCTCCACCTAAATTTAATGTAGTAGATATCTCACATGAATATCTATCTTTGTGTCTAACTAAGACATCTCCTTTTTTATAGATTCTTGCATAGGAATAAGTAGGACTTAACTTTATTCCGGTGTGTTTTTCCATAACGGGTTTTACTTCTTGTAATAAAGTTTCCATTACTATGTCACTATAATGTGAATAAGTATTTGGTACTTGTTCATCAGTCCACACACCATACTCTGTGTTAAAGGGAGATAGATATTTTTGATCAAATAAAAATTTTGCTGTGTTTCTTTTATTTAAAAAATATTTATAAACAAAATCCGCTAATTCAGTTGAAATTGCTTTTTTTAACACCGTGTATTTATTTTTTTTAAAACTCATATTATAGATAACCATCCTGTTATTATTATTTTTTCTTTATTTACAATTTCACTTTTGTGGGTATGTGTAAAATCTGTAGGCCAAATTAAAGTAAGACCTTTTTTAGAGGGTGTAGTAATCTTTTGATATTTAAATTCAGTGCCTCCTTTTTCTAAATCATTTAAATATGTCATGAAAACTAAAACTCTTTTTGAAACTATTTTACCAGATCTTTCAAAATGAAATGATTTAAATCCACCGTTCTTTGAATACTTTTGAATATTAGATCCTGAAACAGCAAATTTATCATATTTATTTACTTCAGGGTATCTTTTCATATATAAATTTAAAACTTTTTGTAAAACTTGTTGGTACTCAATAATTTCTTTATCTTGATTATTTGGTTCAATAAATAAATCCATAGAATCTTTAACCGACTTGAGTACGTTACGATCTCCTATAGTTCCAGGTACAACATGTGAATTAAACTTATCATAATAAGATATTAATTTGTCACAAATTTTTTTAGGAATAAACCATCCACCAATAAAACTTTCTTTAGGTAATTTATATTGTTTAAGCATATTATTTAAAAGGGTATCCTAAATTCCAAATTACTAAACTGTTTCTTTCTCCACTTTTTACAGGACATACCCTATGCCATATAAAACTAGGGAATACAACTAAAGAACCTTTTGGTAATATTTCTGTACATTTTCTTATATTTGATTTTTTATCGGGGTCATTATTTCTAAAATCAAATTCTAATTCTCCTCCTTTATATTCTTTTGGATTTGATAAAGTAACTGTCACTGAAAGTTTTCTAATTTTTCCGTGAGTAGTAGGGTCTCCTTGTTTTTGATAAGGTCTGTCCCAGCTATCACAATGCCAGTCGTAGTATTGTCCTTTTTTATATTTTGTAAATTGACAAGATTCAGAATGATTCCAATCAAAATTCCATCCAGCATTTTTATTTGCGTTATGAATATAGGGTTGAATTTCTTTATAAATCCACTTATCATCCATCCAAACAACATCTGAATTTCTTTTCTTTTTTAAATTTACTATTTGTTTTTTGTTTAGTTTTTTATTATCATAACCACCCGTGACTGCTATTTGATCTTGTAATTGATGACCATATTTAACAATATCATCACAGATATGTTCTGGAATAGCTGATTTAAAATACCAATAATGATTAAATAGATTCATAAGTTATTGTTTGGACAAAGTTTAATGAATCTTTTTGATTGTTAGTTAGGTAATACATATTAGTAGATGGAAACATAATGAATTGATTATTAGTCAATGGTATATCCCAAGATCTACCCTTACGTCTGTTATCTTCATAATGTATTCTGACCATACAATCTTTGACTTTTACACCATAGAGTAATGTAAAGTCTGGAGAGTTACGTAGATCTACTGGATCTATATTTAATAATGGAATTGTAATCTCGCTGGGTTTATAAATATTGCCCCATGTTTCTTTATTAATTAATTTAACGTTATGTTTTAAATGTATATGATCAACCACATAAGTTGTTAGCTTGTCCCAAGTTCTACAAAAAGGAAATTTTTTATTATCAAAAGAACATTGTAAAATATAATGAGATAATTCATTACAATCTATTTCCCAATTTTTCGGCATTGATACATCACCAAAATATAATGCCTGTTCACTTAATACTTTCTTTTGCATACCACCACTATTTTTAATTTATATTATAGTATTTGTCAAATCCCACGTCTGCCCTATCTCATTCCACTGATATCTCCAATGATGGGTAGCCGGTGTAGTTAAATCTCCGTTTTCATTAAATCTTGCACTACTGTTTTGTAATTCTTGTTCATCTGTTAATGTTGGAGCATCACCAATCGGTGATTGCCATCTAGCTTCTGAAATATTTTTTACCCAAGATGCATGAGATTTTTGGCCCCAAAAAATTTGATTTTCTGAATCCCAAATAAAACCTATACCTGCGTAATTTCCTCTAAGGGGTGTACCACCATTTTTGTGAGTATTATTATTTGTATTGTATGAAGTTTGAATCCATTGTTCTGCAGGCCAATTACTAGTTTCTTGTAAATATTGTTGTCCTACTGTTTCATCTTCAACACCATTAGCATTAAGTATGTCTGAATCATTTACAGAATTAACTGCTAATACTTCTTTTGTTTCTGATATTTTTGCAAAATGTGCCATATTAATCCTTATTGAAATTGATACCTTATAATAACTACTCCTGATCCACCTTGACCAACGGGTGAACTATCATCAGATGCTCCACCACCACCGCCGCCAGTATTTGCTGTACCAGGACTTCCTGGTCCATTATTTGCTGCTTCTCCACCATTACCACCGCCACCTGTACCGCCACCACCACCGCCAGAATTACTTGCTGCGCCGCCGCCACCACCACCTCTTGCTGTTGGTGTTCCATTAATTGAAGTTACTGAACCATTTCCAGCTTGCCCACCTACCGGCCCACCAGCTGAACCTGCATTATTTGCTCCACCGCCACCACCACCTGCTCCGGGTCCTGGGTGTTGTCCAACACCATTTCCACCATTAGTTCCTTGAGCGGGACTAACGGGAGGTGTATTTCCTGAACCACCATTTGTTCTTCTTCCACCACCACCAGCTGAACCACCTGGATTTCCATTATCATTATCATCTCTTCCACCAAAACCACCCCCAGCAGATGTTATTCCAAGGCCACTTGAAACACCACCATTTGTAGCTGTTTGTGGGTGTCCAGTTCCACCGGCACCTATTACTATTGGATAACTTCCTGGAAGTATTTCTATAGATGTAGATGAGGCTAAAGGACTAGCTGTATAGGGACCTGAAGTTGCATCAACATGTGATTCTCGATAACCCCCTGCTCCAGCACCACCGCCACCATATGATCCACCACCACCGCCAGCAGCTATTACCATATAATCAGCTACAGCAAGGGCTCCTGATCCTGCTGAAACAGCAAAAGTACCATTACCATTAAAGGTGTGAACTTTGTAGTTTGTATCAACAGTTGTAATTGTTCCACCGGTTGCTGCAATAAATGCATCAGAAGATCCACCAGAACCAAATCCTAAAACTTGATAACCAAAAGATTTACCTTTTCTAGTTTGTGTATTTTTTGTGTTCTTACCTGAGGTAAGTTTATTTTTTAAATCTCTCATATCTAAATTCCTTATGCGTCGTTAGCTGCATCAGTAGTGAAGAATATTTTAATACCTAAAAGTCTTGCTACTCCGGTATACGTATCCGCACCTGCGTTTGCATCTCTAAATATTTGAAAGTAAGTTTGTTGATCTACTGCAGGAGATCCTGCAATTGTAACTGCACTACTTACAGCTGAAACTTGTTGATCTTCTACTGTTCCTATACCAGCATCTGTAATATTTATTGCTGTTCCAAAAGCAACATCAATAGTATCACCATCACCAGCTGCTACACCTTGTAATCCAAATATACAGTTTCCTGTGTTTGTAGTGCTTGGTGTCCAAAAACATTGGTAAGTTATTGTACCTTCATTCCATGATTTTGGAAAAGCTACTGAAAATTGTGCATGGTCATCTGCAGAATCTGCAAAGTCCATAACTTTCATGTCTGGTCTTAAAGCTGTTGTTTCAATTTGTTCGGGTGATGCACCATTAGTTGTTGCTGCATACATAGCTGAAGCTGGAACCCACATAGTTTCTGTTCCTGCAATTTTAACTGCACCAGATCCTGATTTAAGAACTCCTGTTCCTTTAGGATTAATATTTATACCAACATTAGT